TGACATTCAACAGCGAAAGTGATGTCAGAGAATGGCTCAGGAAAGAGGCCAGTTCCTGCTGGTGGGTCGAGAATAAACGTGGCGGAACCATGGGCTTTCCGGATGCTGTTGCAGTGGTCGAAAGACGCCTGATCTTCGCAGAACTCAAGCTGGTGAAGTGTGATTCCGCTGGGCAGCTTTGGGTTGAAGCGTCGCCGCAACAGGTCAATGTGCTTCTGGAAATGAAGGCTGCAGACCTCTGCTCTGGGGTGATTGGTGGGCTGGAAGGGGGCAAATCGGCCTTCTGGGCTGAGCCAGAATGGCTGGTTCGGGCTGGGAATTCGGGTAAAATTGGCGGGAGGAAGAGGTATGATCTTGCGAGATTTCAGGACTTTGGTGGTTGGGTGGGGGTGAAATGAAATTGGAACTTGGAACTTTTGGGGTTGAAAATAAAAGAAATGATTTACTTTCCTTAAATTTCATTGAATAATTTTTCGACTTTAGGCGCTCTCCGAACGGAATTATGGTGTCTTTGTGGAACCTCAGGCCTATAGAAAGGTTTCATTTAGAGAATAATCTTTCGTTTGGGGGTGTGTTTACGAAATATTCGCAAAACCCTTTATCGGGAATGTTTTTTGGGCGTCGGCAAAATGGGCAAAAAAGGGAGAGTTGGAAAAGTGTTGAAATTTGGGTGGTATTAGAAATCAACGGCTTACAAGGTTCCAAGTTCCAGCAAAACACTCGATCTAAAACTCCCCTGGTGTTTTCCTAGGTTCCTTTTTTCTTTACCTCTTCTTCGTTGGTCTAGAGAAGAAAGAAAGGAGTATATTATAAACTGTCGGCAGAGTTTTGGATTATAGCGAAAAAAGCGAACTTGGAACCTTTTTGGAACCTTTTGGTGAAGGAAGATGGAAATGAGCGATAAATGGTATGTGTGCTACTGTGAGCCGTCGAAGGCGATGGATCTTGTCAGGGCCTTGGCAGCTGAGGGGAAAGATGTTTCTTGTCCTTGGTTTCATTTTCGCAGGAGAGTGCCTCGGCAGAACCGCGTTGAAATTCTGAAGAAGCCTCTAATCGGCGGCGTGTTCTTCTGTCGCACTGATTCTTGGCCTCTTGGAGAGGGGAGTGTTGCTGGGGTAGACTTGCCGTCTGTTTCTCGGATGCTGTCTTTCGGCAAGGTCGGTGAAGTCTCTGGAGAAGAGCTTGATGAGTTCTGCCTCGCAGGAGCTCAAGACGGCAACACCCGGACTAAGTTCCTGAAGGGAGACTCTGTCACTGCTCTCTCAGGCCCATTCAAGGGCTTTAAGGGTGAGGTCATTTCTGAGTCTGGCGGATATGTAAATGTGTTTCTGGAAGGTTTTCCGATGAGTTTCAAAATTTCTCCTTTTCTTATCGGCAAAACTCAGGCATAGTTGAATCGAGCCATATAGGCTTTTCGGCAGCGAAGTCGCAGCTTATCGCCCGCGCCCTGCCATTTAACCCAGGAGGAAGCAATTCCTGCCTGAGTTTTAAACACACCGAAAGAGGTTATTGTGGCGGCTCCAAAAGGCAACAGATTCTGGGAGATGCGCTCCTCGCACGGAGCCAACCCGAAGTTCGCAGGGCCAGATGAGTTGTGGCTTGCCTGTGTTGAGTATTTCAACTGGGTCGCTAGCACTCCCCTTCTTGAAGAGCGGCTGGTATCTTTTCAAGGCACAACCAAGCGCGAGAATGTCGAGAAGATGCGGGCAATGACGCTCGCAGGCCTGACGATCTTCTTGGATATTGAGACAAACACTTGGGTGGTTTGGCGCAGAGACAGGGATGATTTAAAAGCCGTCATAGCGAAGGTAGAGAAGATTATCTACGACCAGAAGTTCACCGGAGCTGCTGCTGACATGTTGAATGCCAACATTATCGCACGCGACCTTGGCCTTGCTGATAAGTCCGAATTGACAGGCAAAGACGGAGCTGCGATCCAAATTGAGGATGTAACTAACGATGCCAGAGCTTTCGCCAGCCGCATGGCTGGCCTCGCAGCCCGAAGCCTTCCAGAAGAAGGAGCTGGCGAAGCTTAGCGATGAGGCAATGGCTGAGCTAAACTGGACTTGGGGCGGCTGGTGGGCACGCCCCTCTCAGCTTGCTCCGGAAGGCGATTGGAGGCAATGGATGTATGTCGCTGGGCGCGGTGCCGGTAAAACCCGAGCAGGTGCTGAGTGGGTTCGTGAGCAGGTCAAGGCTGGTTGCGGTCGCATAACGATGGTCGCTCCAACTGCAGGCGATGCACGCGATGTTATGGTAGAGGGCGATAGTGGCCTTTTATCTGTGTGCGGGAGCAGGGACAAGACCATTCTGGGGGCAGCCCTAGGCAGGCCGACATATGAGCCCTCTAAGCGCCGCGTTTCGTGGTCTAACGGCGCTGTTGCAACGCTGTTCTCGGCTGAGGAGCCAGAACGCCTCCGAGGTCCGCAGGCAGACGCGATGTGGGCAGACGAATTGGCAGCATGGAAGAATGCACAATCCACTTGGGACATGGCCATGTTTGGGCTCCGCCTAGGCGATAATCCACGAGCCATCGTCACGACAACGCCGAAGCCGGTGCCTCTGGTGCGTGCTTTAATGAAAGACCCTCGCAGCGTTCTGACCCGAGGCAGCACATATGACAATGCTGCGAACCTTGCCTTGCCATTCCTTGAGTCGATTAAAGAGAGATACCAAGGCACCCGATTGGGACGGCAAGAGATAGATGCCGAGCTGCTAGAGGATGTGCCGGGTGCACTTTGGACCGACGCTATGCTACAGCACGAAGCCTTTGCCGATGTGCAGCGGATTGTTGTTGCAGTTGATCCGAGTGGCGCTGATGGAGACCCAGAAAGTGGCGCGGATGAAATCGGCATCATCGTCGCAGCCAAGTTGGTTGATGGACGGTTCGCAATTCTTGAGGATGCGACGTGCAACCTTTCGCCGTCCGGATGGGGCAGGCGCGCGGTCGAGCGCTACAAGGAGCATGGCGCAGCACTTATCGTGGCTGAGCGGAATTACGGTGGTGCTATGGTTGAGAGTGTGATCCGCACTGCAGACAAATATGCCAATGTGAAGTTGGTGACTGCATCAAAGGGCAAGGCTGTTCGGGCTGAGCCGATTGCAGCACTTTATGAACAGGGCAGAGTCAGCCACTCACAAGGGCTTGAGAAATTGGAGGGACAGATGACGCAAATGACCCTCACAGGATATGTGGGCGAAGGCTCTCCAGATCGTCTTGATGCGGCTGTTTGGGCTTTGACAGAGTTGATGGATGCCACTGACAATTCATGGGCTGGCACGATATGAATTTTGTAGACGGCCTTCGCAACATCGTTGCCAGCCTCGGTACAAGCCGCGACAAGGCATCAAGCTCGACATACGAACTGATCCAAATTGACGAAGGCCAGCTTGTCGCGATGTACCGTAGTTCTGCGGTGGCCCGCAAGATTGTCGACCTTCCAGCTGAAGACAGCCTGCGTGAGTGGCGCGAATGGCAGGCCACTGCCGAGCAGATCACAGGCATTGAGGCTGAGGAAAACCGACTTAACTATCAGGCAGCCATAATAAAGTGTTCTAAGCGAGCACGCTTGTTCGGCGGGTCTGTAATATTTATCGGCACGGGCGATGAGAACCTTGAAGAACCGCTCAATCCTGAGAGCATTGGCTTAGGCGGGATCAAGTACCTTACAGTAATAAGCCGTCAAGACCTGATGGCTGGCGCTCTTGAGGCTGACCCTCGCTCGCCAATGTACGGCAAGCCGACATTCTACCATTTGAGCACAGTTACCGGCCTGCTCGTTATCCACCCAACACGCCTTGTTATCCTGACCGGCGACGAGCTTCCAGACGAGCGCTACTCAGGGTTGAACCTTGGTTGGGGCGATCCGGTTCTGCAGTCGGTGCTTACCGACGTGCGCAACCTCGATGCAACAGTTGCAAACGTAGCGAGCCTTATCTTCGAGGCAAAAATAGATGTTATTTCAATTGACGGTTTCAACGAAGGGCTGAGGTCAGGCGGTAAGGCGTACGAGGAGCTTGTCCTTGCGCGCGCAGCATTGACAGCCACGGGCAAAGGAATTAACGGCGCGTTGTTGATGGACGCCAAAGACAAATACGACCAGAAGAGCGCAAACTTTACTACACTGCCCAACCTTATGGACCGTTTCATGCAGATGGTTAGTGCGGCGTCCTCGATTCCTATGACGTTGTTGTTCGGTATGTCGCCCGGCGGGTTGAACGCCAGCGGTGACGCCGACACGCGAGGCTATTACGACCGCGTCAAAGTGCTGCAGGCTTTGGAGCTTACACCTGCAATGGCCGTCTTGGACGAATGTCTGATCCGCTCGGCCCTCGGCAGTCGCCCGCCGGGAATCCATTACACGTGGCGGCCACTCTGGCAGCCGACCACAAAAGAGCGCGCTGAAACTGGCAAGCTCATCGCGGATACTTTCAAAGTCGTGTACGATATGACTGATATTGTGCCAGACGAGGCGATTGCAAAAGCGCTTGTAAATGCACTGACGGAAAGCGGTCTTGCTCCCGGTCTGGAAATTAGCGTGGCTGAATACTTTGGTTCGGGCGATGACGATGACGATGACGCTGGCGATGGCGATGACGCTGAAGAGCTGGACAACGAAGGAGCAGACGAATGAACTTCACAGACGTAATGCTAGTTGCCGGCGGGATCAAGCGGACCAGCGATGGCGCGGCGGTCATTGCGCGAGTCGCACGCGGCGGCAACGTGCAGGACTATCTCGGGTCTGAAATGGGCTTTGTTGATCGCAAGATCGTCAGGGTTTACCGGCCCGAGGATCAGGTGTTTTCACAAGACGCGATCAACAGCTACGCGCGTAAGCCGATCACGATCAACCACCCTAAAGGTGGCGTGACGCCGGAAAGCTGGAAAGACCTAGCCGTTGGTGAGATTGACCCGGTCGGCATTATGCGCGATGGCGACTTCGTCACAGTCCCCCTCATGTTCCGCGACGCAGTAGCCATCTCTCTCGTCGAGGCTGCGGACGGACCCAAAGAATTGTCGATGGGCTACTCGGCGGACATAGAGTTTGTCGACGGTGTGTCGCCCAGCGGCGAACCGTACGATGCCGTCATGTCCAACTTCGATATGAACCACGTTGCTGTTGTGCCAGAAGCACGCGGCGGCAAAGAATTGCGTATCGGTGACGGTGCGCATGCGAGGTGGGGCGCTTCCCCGCATAACGACCGAAAGGACCCGATTATGGCAGATGCCATCAACACGCGGACTGTCCTGATCGACGGCCTTTCCGTTGTGACGACAGACGCGGGCGCGCAGGCGCTTGAAAAGCTGCAAAAGCAGATTGCCGATGCTGAAACGGCTCAGGCCGCTACATTGGCCGCATCCACGGCGGCCATTGCCGCCAAGGACGAGGAAATCGGCACGCTGAAGGCTGACGCCAAAAAGCTGACCGACGCCGCGCTGACCCCTGAAAAGATGACCCAGATGGTCGCTGATCGTGTAGCACTGGAAACCCTGGTCAAATCTATCGCACCAACGGTTGACAGCGCAAACGTGGGCGACGCTGATCTGCGCAAGGCTGCCGTTGCCAGCACATACGGCGACGAAATGGTGAAGGACGCCAGCGACGCCGAAATCACCGGCATGTTCAAGGCACTGGCCAAGGACGTCAAGCCTGTTGACGCCTTCGCCGATAGCGTCAAGGGCGGTCTGAAGGTTGTAACGAACGACGCCTGGGGCGCGTTCCTGCCAGCGAAAGGGGCATAAGACATGACAATTCTCACTGAAGGCACGCGCGGTTATGCGTTTCTGGTGTCCGAGGCCAATGGCATG